ATGCAGGGTGCGGCCTGCTCCTTGAATTGGACTGCAACCTGATGATTGGTTTAGGGATTGTTGGCAAGGCGCGGTGCCTGCGTCACGGTTGTAAGGGGGATCGTTGAGTAAGTGATCTGACGTCAACACCCAGCTTTCGTCGAATTTGTGCAAGCATCTGATCCCGTATTACTTCTTTATCGTATTTTCTTGTTGACAAAGGGTTGACACATCGTTCACTTTGGGGGGGAACAAAGGGGGGGTTGATGCAAGGATTGAGTATGACTGATGTAGTGAAGCTTACAGGTAAACAGACTGCACTGGTTGATACACTCGTAGCAACTGGGTGTAGCATCACAGAAGCTGCACAGGTAGCCGGGTATGCCAGTGGCGATGCAGGTAGAGTGACTGCCAGTAAGGCTTTGAAGCTGCCTCACGTTCAGCAATACATGATGCAACAGGTTGCTGATAGTCTTGGTTTGAATGCTACGAAAGCTGCCCACCGATTGCTGAACCTGAGTCAGAATGCTAGGTCAGAGTATGTTCAACTAGAAGCGTCAAAGGATATACTGGATCGTGCTGGTTTCAAACCTGTGGATCGGTCAATGCATTTACACGCTGGGGAAATAAAGGTAAGTATAGACCTTACATAGGGGTACGCCTCCAAAAGTCACGGTCATTGTATCGCGAGGGGTCTATCTCAAACATTATTAGCTTGAGAGGTTCGATATGTGTACAGGCGGTGGAAGCAGCAATAGATCAAAGCCAAAGCCTTCTGCGAGATCGACAATGACTCGTCAGCCAAATCCTGATGTCATGAGAGGCGCAAGAGTTTCTGGTCAATTTACTCAAGCACAAGTTAGAGATCAGGCTCTTACAGAAATACGCCAGCGTATAGATAAACCTTTATTTAAAGGCTCTGCTCTAAACAGGCTTTCTATGTTTAGCCCTTCTGGTCAAGTTTTGAAACGTCTGGGCAGAAATCAGCTAAAGAAAAGGGCCAAGGCTTTGGCTGGTGGCGCTGTTCCTGTTCAGATAAAATCATCAAGTGGCAAAACAATTACTGTTGGCGCTATTGATTCTGCTGGCAGATATACTGGCCAAGAAAATTATAGAGAATATGCTAGATCACAAATACAAAATAAAGATTTTGGATCGATACGTTCTATTGAAGCAAGCAAAAGAGGTATTGATAAATTTAATAAAGATAGAGAGCGTGGTTCTGAAAGGGATAATAAGTCAAAAGCGAGAACTCAAACCAAGGTAGCCAAAGAAGAAGATGTTATTGTTGGCTCACCTTCAAGGACTTCTGCTGCTGTAAGACGAAGGGTGGCAAGAAGAACTTCTACTGGCACTCGTCAAAGCTTAATTAGTTACTAGGTTTTATTATGAGAAGGACTCCTGCATGGCAGCGCAAGGAAGGTCAGAATCCCAAAGGTGGACTCAACGCCGCTGGACGAGCATCTTACAATCGTCAAACAGGCGGCAATCTCAAAGCCCCAGTAAAAAAGAAAGCAGACACACCGGAAAAGAAAAGACGCAAGGGAAGTTTCTTAGTACGGATGGGGAGTTCTCGCGGCCCACTTAGAGATGAAAAAGGCAGACCTACTAGGTTGAAGTTGTCTTTAGAAGCTTGGGGTCATAAGGGTGATAAAGCGAGTGCTGTTGCTAAAGGCAGAAGAATTTTAGCAGCTTATCAACGCTCTAAAAAAAGGAGTAAGAGCAATGCCTAATGTTATGGGAAAAAAATTTGCATACACAGCAGCTGGAAAGAAGAAAGCTAAGAAAGCGGCAAGATCATTGCTGACTGCAAAGCAAAAAACCTTGCCAAAAGAATTGCAAGATAGAATTATGAAAGCCAAGATGCGCAATGCCTAAGTATGAATTTAGGGATGGCACACCTTATGATGGTCCATATTTTATTATGCAGGATGGCAGGGTTTTATCTGGTGCATCATATACCAGTGACTCAAAGCGTTTAGTGGAGGTTCAAGATGGCGGTGAACGCAGCAGGCAATTACACGAAGCCAGCGTTGAGAAAGCGCCTGTTCAACAAAGTAAAGCGCGAGGGAAAGGGCGGAAGCCCCGGTCAGTGGTCAGCAAGAAAAGCGCAAAGACTAGCTCTGCTGTATAAAAAAGCTGGTGGCGGATATACATCGTGACAGAAAGAAGTGGGTAAGTAAATGTCTAATTATAGAACTGGTGAAGTAACCGATCCAAGAGCAAAAGCTGTGCTTGCTGGTGGCGCTGCTGTATCGGCTGGTACTGTTTTGGCTGCTGGTAAACTTTCAAGTAAAAAAAGTAGAAGTCTTTTAGCAAAAAAGAGAATGGAAAAATTAAGAGAGATTCGTAAAGAAAATTTAAATAAACGGCAAGAAAGAATTAGAAATGCTCATCTTTCAAATCAAAGAAATATAGCTAAAGGAAAGTCATCAAAAACATTATTACAACTTGCAAAATCCGCAGGTGTTAAAAAAATACCAGCAGTTGGTGCATTTATATCTTTATTTGCATCAACTCCTGCTGGCAAAGGATCTGATCGCGGATTACCAAATCCAAAGGATTGATAATGGCACTTGCACCTTCACAGCAATCTCTCAGATCTTGGACGCGACAAAAATGGCGTACAAAATCTGGGAAACCTAGCACTCAGGGCAAAGAAGCAACTGGTGAGCGTTACCTCCCTGCCGCCGCTATCTCTGCTCTGAGTGACGAGGAGTATAAACGTACAAGCAGAAAGAAACGTGCAGCTATACGCAAAGGCAAACAATTCTCTAAGCAGCCTAAAAATATTGCAAAGAAAACTGCGAGATACAGATGAGTTTTTTACACACACTCAAACCTGAAGAACGAGACATTCTTCGTAGAGTGGTGAAGAAAGTACACCTTGTTCACCACCCTGAAGAGTTTGTTACTGATCGTGAGGCTGATAAATTAATTTCAGTGATTGGGCCTGAAGTAGTTGAACGTATGATTAGGTTTGGCAAGGACAAGAAAGTTGACCAACTTTAGTTACAAGCCTGATGGCAAAGTTCTAAAAGCTTTTATGAAAGACAATACATTCTTTCGTGGCATTCGTGGCCCTGTTGGATCTGGTAAATCTGTTGCGTGTTGTGTTGAAGTGTTTAGAAGATCACTGCAACAAAAGCCAAACAAGCAAGGTATACGCCGCAGTAGATGGGCAATCATAAGAAATACAAATCCACAACTTAGAACAACAACAATAAAAACTTGGCTTGATTGGTTTCCAGAAGATCAGTGGGGCAAGTTTATGTGGTCTGTGCCATACACACATATAATTAAACAAGCTGATTTAGAGCTTGAAGTTATCTTCCTTGCTCTCGACCGTCCAGAAGATGTAAAGAAACTACTCTCCCTAGAGTTAACTGGTATCTGGATCAACGAGGCAAGGGAGGTGCCAAAATCTATTATTGATGCATGTACAATGCGTGTTGGCAGATACCCATCTATGAGAGATGGCGGCCCAACTTGGTCAGGTGTTATTGCAGATACTAATGCTCCAGAAGAAGATCATTGGTGGCCCATAATGTCTGGTGAAGTTCCTGTGCCTGATCATATTCCCCATGAACAGGCTCGTATGCTTGTGAAGCCTGACAATTGGAGTTTCTATGTTCAGCCTCCTGCTATGAAGGAAGCGCTAGATAAAAATGGTATTGTGCTTGACTATGCTTCTAATAAGCAGGCTGAAAATTGTAACAATATGTTACAAACATATTATTCAAATCTTATACGAGGAAAAACAAAAAGCTGGATTGATGTTTATGTTATGAATCGTCTTGGCTCTATACAGGAAGGCAAGCCTGTATATCCAATGTTTAACAGTGAAACTCATATAGCATCAGAAGAAATACCTATTGCACATGGTATTCCTTTATATATTGGCATTGACTTTGGTTTGACTCCTGCTGCTGTCTTTGGTCAGAAAGTGCGCGGAAGATGGCTAATCCAATCTGAGATTGTTGCTATTGATATGGGCATTGTTAGATTTGCAGAAATGCTTCGACAGGAAATAGCTACAAGATTTAATGATCTTGAAGTAAATATATTTGGAGATCCAGCTGGAGACTTTCGCGCACAAACAGATGAGTCAACGCCATTTCAAATACTTCGTGGAGCAGGTCTTCGCGCTGTTCCTACTCATAGCAACTCTGTTGATTTGCGCCTTGAGTCTGTATCTAGCAACTTGAATAAAATGGCAGATGGCAAGCCAGCATTTCTTATTGATAGAAGATGTCCAACCCTAATAAAAGGATTTGAGGGTGGATACAGTTATAAACGATTACAGGTTTCAGGTGAAAGGTTTGATGATAAGCCTGAGAAAAATATGTACTCACATATTCATGATGCCTTGCAATATCTTATGTTAGGTGCAGGAGAGGGCAGAAACTTAATATCTGGACAGAAGCCATTGAAAGCATTTAATGCAAAAAAAGAGTTTGATGTATTTACTAGAAAAGTAAAGCAGCCAAAACGTAATGGCTTGTGGGCAAGAATGTAAAATGTTACAGGTACAAAAAGGAGACTGAAATGTGTTTGCCGGGAATGAGCAGTGGTGGCGGTGGCGGTGTTGACCCTGCGGCACAAGCCGAAGCCGACGAAAAGAAAAGACAAAATCTTGAAACAAGAAAAGAACGAAGACAAGATGTTCTTAGTCAAACGATTGCAGCAACTCAGAGAGGCAGCGGCAGACGCTCATTGATCACTGGCCCGGGCGGTGGTATGGGATATTTTAATAGGTATCGGACATGATTGTTAACACTGACATATCGCAGGCTACATATAGCAACGATAAAGTTGCTAAAATGTTTATGAAGAAATATGAAAAGGCAAAATCTCTGCGTGAAAACTTTGTTGACTTATTTGAAGAGTGTTATGAATACGCTTTGCCACAAAGGGAGTCTTTTTATTATGAAGCAGTTGGTCAACGTAGAGATGATAAGATCTTTGATGAAACCGCTGTTGTTGGTGTTCAAGAGTTTGCATCAAGGCTTCAACAAGGTCTTGTCCCAAATTTTGCACGTTGGGCAGACTTTCGTGCAGGCTCTGAAGTTCCGAATGATCAGCGTGAAAGTGTGGATAATGAACTTGATGAAGTAACTGAGTATGTTTTTGAAGTATTACAAAACTCAAACTTTGGTCAGGAAGTACACGAATCATTCCTCGATCTTGCTGTAGGCACAGGAATCCTTTCTGTTTCTGAAGGTGATGCAATCAATCCTATTATGTTTTCTGCTATACCTTTGCCGCATGTGGTTTTAGATACAGGGCCAGATGATAGAATTGATCATGTATATCGTGAAAGACAGGTAAGATCATCAGATGTTCCGCGCATGTACAAAGATGCTCAAATAAATTCAAAGCTTGAAAATAGAATACGAAATGCGCCAGATGATAAGATCAAAATTCTAGAAGTTGTATGTAAAGATTATACTGTAAAAAATGATGAAGCCTATTTGTTCTATGCAATAGATTGCACTCATATGGAAGTTATTAGAGAGGAGAAGTATCGTGGTGTTGGATCGAATCCTTTCATTTGTTTTAGATGGTCTAAATGCAGTGGTGAAGTATATGGACGCGGCCCACTCATCAATGCGCTTAGTGCCATTAAAACTACGAATCTTACTATTGAACTTATACTTGAAAACGCGCAAATGGCTATCTCAGGTATATACCAAATGGAAGATGACGGAGTAGTAAATCCAGATACTATTAGTCTTGTCCCCGGTACAGTTATTCCAAAAGCCGCTGGATCTCGTGGTCTTGAGCCAATCCGCGCAGCTGGATCATTTGATGTTGCGAATTTGGTTTTATCTGATATGCGTCTAAATATAAAAAGAGCATTGTATAATGATATGCTTGGCAATCCAGACAGAACGCCTGCAAGCGCAACTGAAGTTGCAGAACGTATGGCTGATCTATCAAGACGTATTGGATCTGCTTTTGGAAGATTACAGGCAGAGTTAGTGCAACCTGTTTTGCAGCGTGTAGTTTACATTCTAAAAAAACAAGGAAGAATAGAACTGCCTACTATTAATGGTAGAGAAGTAAAAGTACGTTCTGTGTCACCACTTGCACAAGCACAGGCAAATCAAGATATAACATCTGTTGCTAGATGGCTTGAGTTAGTGCAAGCAACATTCGGGCCACAGATTGTGCAGATATTAATTGATTCAGAAGAAACAGCAGCATACCTAGGTAAGAAGTTTGGTGTGCCAGATTCATTGATCCGCGACCTTGAGGAACGCAGACAGATTGTAGCTTTGGCTCAACAGTATGCTCAGACTCAGGGAGAAATGAATGCCGCCCCACAAATACCTCAGTCTTGATGGTTATCAGCGTAAAGAAAAAGACGATGAAACTATCAGCATAAACATTGCAAGTTTGTTTAGCACTGAACTTGGTAAAGATGTTTTGAAATATTTACGTTCAATTACAATAGAAGCAGTTAATGGCGCAGCTGTTACTGATACAGAACTGCGCCATGTAGAGGGCCAAAGATATATTGTTGGCCTAATTGAAACTCGTATACGTCATGGACAAAAGGTGAAATCAAATGAATGAAGAACAACTTTCCTCAGAAGATACTGGCATTGTAACAGAAGGTGGAAATCCATTGCTTGAGCCAGAACAGGCTCCTGATCCTTTGGCTGCACTGCCAGAAAAATTTAAGTCAATCGAAGATATGGTTGAGTCATATTCAAACTTAGAAAGCAAAATTGGCGCTAAAGAGGAAAGCTTTCGTGACCAGTTTATAAAAGAAATGGAGGAACAAGCATATGCTAATCGTCCTGAATCTGTAGGTGACTATAAAATACCAGACAGTTTAGATGACGAAGCTGCTACAGATAATGCTCTTTTACAATGGTGGGCCAATACAGCATTTGAAAATGGTTACAGTCAGGAAGAGTTTGAAGAAGGTGTTAACATGTATGTTAACGCTCTTACAGAAGATGTTCCTGATTATGATGAGGAACTTGGAAAGCTTGGTGATAATGCAAATGCAAGAATAGAAGCTTCAAGCTTGTTTGCAAATCAGTTTTTTCCAGAAGATATGTTACCAGCTGTAGAGCGTATGTGTGAAACAGCAGATGGTGTTTTGGTTCTTGAGCATATAATGGAAGCAATGAAAGACTCAGGGCCATCAAATGGTGTTGGCATTGTTTCACGTGAAACAGAAGCTGACCTAAGACAAATGATGCTAGACCCAAGATACCACGATCCAGCAAGGAGAGATCCTGTTTTTGTTAAACAAGTTGATGATGGATTTAAGAGAATCTTTTCAAATGGATGAAGAATTTTTACGAGTTGGACGGCTTTCACTAACAAAAAGCCGTCACTCACATGCTGTTAAGATAGCAAATAATATGAGAAAAGCTGATGCAAGAGAGTGTTACATACACAATCTTACTCCTCTTGAAGCATTAACTGAATCTTTAGAAATTCATGATGCAAAAACTTATACAATAAAATTTGATCATACACCTATTGGAATGTGTGGAAATGTTCCAATAGATAATAATATGGCAAGGATTTGGTTGCTTGGAACAGATGATATTAATAAAAACTTCAGACCTTTTCTAAGAGGCT